TACAAGATTATTTAAAAAGTGACGAATTTAATGAATTTGCAGAAAGAGAAGATAATTCTGTGGTATCATCAGAAGGAGATAGTAAATTACATACCATAGGAGGATTAACTAATGATAAAAAGGGATCATTTATGAAGTTTCAAAATAAATTAAAATAATCAAAGTTATGTATGAACAATTAGAATTAGAATTTAATGAAAAAGATGGTTACTCAGGTAAAAGTGTAAAGAAATTACCTTATGTAGATGAAGTAGAAACATTTAACGCCACATTTGGCAAACCTAACAATTATGATCCAACAATCCCAGAAAAAAAAGAATGGCAGTTTGTTTACGATTTCATCCTCGAAGAACTTGAAGAATATAGAGAAGCTTGCGAACGAGGCGACATTGTGGAAGTTTTGGACGCTTTGTGCGACATTACTTATGTTTCCCTTGGGAACGGTACTATGTTACATGGCCTTAAGAGCAAGATATGGCCAGCATATCAAGAAGTACAAGGAAGTAATATGTCAAAAGCTTGTACTACTGAAGAAGAAGCCATACTCACCGTCAGCAAACGAAGTAAGGAACAAGGTGAGGCCTGCCATTTTGAAAAACTTGAGGAAGGAAGGTTTGTTGTCTATAGAACAAGAGACAAAAAAGTAATGAAGTCAATTAACTACTATAGACCTGATTTAACACAATTTTTTACTATTGAAGAAATTGAAAATTGTTTACCAAATTCAAATCCTGGAACGATTATATAAATGAGTTATAAAAAATGTTTTGCAAAAAGTTTAGGAAAAAATAAGTTTAAGATACATCTTTGGGATGAAGCCGGTTATGATGAAATAGAATGGTGGAATCCAGCTTATATAGAAGACCCAGAAGGCAAATTTAAGGGGATTAATGGAGAAAAACTAACCAAAACATACAAATGGGATAAAACAACATCAAATATCCACTTTCACGATATGAAACCATATCAAAAATTCCTTATTGAAAGGTATGGAATTGATGATACCCCTTCTACGGGCCATAGAGAAGTATTTTTTGATATTGAGTGTGAAATTGGGGGTGCTTTAACCGAAGATTATATTGAAAGTGCCCCAATGCCTATTACTTCTATAGCCTATTGGGATAAAACACCTGATACGTGGCATATCTTAATTCTTGATAAAAAAAACCAACTCAAACATACTAAAGCAAAAAACAAGGAAATTATACCTTGTAGAACTGAAAATGAATTATTGGGTTTATTTATTGAAAAAGTGAGGGATATGGATCCTGATATTTTAGTAGGTTACAACAGTGATTATTTTGATATACCTTACTTATACTATAGAATGTGTAATACTATAGGTGAAGAATTTGCTAAACATTTATCTCCAATTGGTGTAGTTAATTGTAAAAAAGGCAACCAGTGGTGGTTTAAACGTAATCAATTTGTTGAAATTGTAGGAGTTGAATCACTTGATTATATTCGTTTACATAAAAAATATAGTTGGAAAGATGAACCAAGTTGGAAATTAGATGCTATCGGGGAGAAGTATGTTGGTATGAATAAGGTTGAATATGAAGGAAACTTAGACCAATTATTTGAAACTGATATACATAAATTTATTCAATATAATTTTGTTGATGTTGAAATACTTCAAAAATTAGATGAAAAACTACAATATATCGCTTTAACCAAGAACTTATCACATAAAGGCAAACATAACTACAGTGAAGTTTATGCTAATACTGTATCACAAGATGGTGCTATTTCAGCTTATTTACTTTCCCAAGGAATTATACCACCTAGAAGAGATGAACATCCAATTCATAAGAAAAATTATGCAGGTGGTTATTTATTTTGCCCTAAAGCAGGATTATACAAGTATATGTTTGATGAGGATTTAACATCGCTGTATCCGTCTATAATAATGTCAATTAACATAGGTAAAGAAACACTCAAGGGTCGTATTATAGATGCAGATGACCGTAATAATAGATTGGGTCTTAACGATTTAAAAAAACGTGACCCCGAAGAAGAATTGTTATTAGAAAATAAAAATCGTAGACAGGCTTATGTTAAGGTAAAAAAATTAATTCAAATGATTAAAGAAAACAACTTAGCGATATCCGCTAATGGTGTATTTTTTGAAACAGATAAAGAATCAGTATTATCTACAATACTTAAAAAATGGTTTGAAGAACGTGTTATTTACAAAAATGCAATGAAGGAGGCTTATCAAGCTGGAGATACAGTAAAGGGTGAATATAATTACTTAATGCAATATACAATGAAAATTTTGCTTAATAGTTTATATGGAGCAACAGCATTAGGTAGTTTTAGATATGGCAACGTAATACTATCAGAAGCTATAACGTTATCAGGGCAAAGAATTATTCAGGAAAGTGCTTTATGTGCTAATAGACACATGAATAAGGTAATTAGAAATGAACTTAAACTAAAAATATGACATTAAAAAAACAATCAATCCGAGCTAATCAAACCATTTATGTTGATGATAATAAATTTCCATCAACCAAGGAAGAACTAATAACTTTAAGTGAGGAATGGAATGAAACCCAAGAAAGATTTTTTAAAAAAATGCTTAAACAGGGCGGTAAATTTAAAGTAAATGGAAAACGGTTTAAAGTAGAAGTAGCTGAGAGAAATGATTTAGATTCAAATAGGCAAGCACCAGTAACAGTACCACCTATACCAGGAGAAAGAACATTTTAATGAAAGTAGAAATATCAAACGGAGAATTATTAGATAAGATTTCAATTTTAGAAATAAAAAAATTGAATATGCAAGATCCTGAAAACTTGGCTAATGTTGAAAAAGAATTTCTTACTTTAAATCCGGGTGTTATAGATATATTTTCTAAAAATGGTAAAGAAATTAAAGTATTATTTTTGGAGTTGTCAAAAGTAAATCGTATATTATGGGAGTTAGAAAACTCAGTTAGAGATAAAAGTATTAGTGATAAAGAATTTAGGAAATCATCAAGAATGATATTTAAATATAACGAAGTAAGAAACCAATTAAAGAATGATATTAATATAATATCAGGTTCAGAATTTAAAGATACAAAAGAATATAGATGAAGCATATAGAAGATACTCCTTGGTGGATATGTGATAAAGAAGATGAGAATTACTGTGCTTATGTTGACACTGATTCTAATTATTTTAATGCCGAACCTATATTAAAACATTTATATCCTAATTTTGAAGAATTTTCTGATAAAGAAAAAGATAGTAAATTAGAAGGTATAGCACTAGCATATCAGGACATTATAAATGAAGATTATGATAGATTAGCTAAAGAAGCTTTTAATGTTACTGAGCATAGACTTGAGATGAAAACTGAATGTGTTATTCGTTCGGCTTATTTTAGAGCAACAAGACGTTATGCACAATGGATTACAAAACAAGAAGGTATTGAAAAAGAAACACTAGATATTAAAGGTCTAGAGTTTATGAAAGCAAATTTTCCACCTATCTTAGGGGCGTTTTTTAATGATATATTACAACAAGTATTGAAAGGTGAAGAAAAGGCCAGTGTTTTAGCACAAATTAAAGTATTTAAAAAATCAATACTAGATGGTTCAATATCTTTAAAAAAATTAGGTAACCCAACCTCAGTTAAAAAATTAGATAAATACTCAGGTAGATCTAGAACAGGAGAAATGTTTACTGAAATACTTAAAGGAGCACCTGCACCTGTAAGAGCTGCTATTAGATATAATGATTTATTAAAGTTATGGCAATTAGATAGGAAACACAATTTAATTACAATGGCTGATAAAGTAAAATGGATTTATTTAAAAGATAATCCATATAAAATAGATGGTTTAGCATTTTTTGATTATGATATGCCTGATAAAATACAAGATTTTTTAAATATTTATGCCGATAGGCAGAAGGTATTTGAATCAATACTATTAAATAAATTAGAAGGATTTTTTAACGACTTAGAGTGGAGCTTAGATCTAAACCCTCATTTAGATGCTTTATCTTCCTTTGAGGTTTAAATTAAATTTCGTATATTGGATAATATGAAAACATTAAAGGATTATTGGAGAACGTCAAAATGGCCAACAATGGAATTTACTACTTCAATTTCACCTAAAGGTTGTGTTATAAATTGTGCTTATTGCCCTCAAAGAACCCTTGAGAAAATTTATCATGCTCATAAAGGAAAACCAAAAACCTTATCATTGGAAAACTTTATTACTATATGTGATAAAATCCCAAAGGAAGTTAGAATAACAATGTCTGGTTTTACTGAACCCTGGTTAAATAAGGAATGTACTAAAATGGTAGAATATGCTCATTATAAAGGACACCCCTTATCTGGGTTTACTACGGGTGTAGGGATGACTTTAGATGATGTAGAAAGATTAAAAGATATGCCTTGGGCAGAAGGCCCAAATGGTGGTTTTACACTACATTTACCAGACGCAGAAAGAATAGCAGAACACCCACTAACACCTAGATTAAGAAAAGTATATGAAAAACTTAAAGAACTAGAAAACGACATACAAGCATTTTATATTATGTCCATGGGTCCTGTACATGAATTTTGTAGTGATTTATGGCCTGAGGTTTTTGTTCCACCTTTTTATAACAGAGCAGGAAACTTAGTAGGTGAAGCGACTATAAAGCCAGCATTAGAAAAAATCATGGATAGAGTAAACCATGCACCACAAAAAGGACATAGTACTTGTAATTGTGTAGAGCATGTTTATCATCAAGTTTGTTTGCCTAACGGAGATCTTTCCGTATGTTGTCAGGATTATAGTTTGGATAAAATATTAGGAAATATATTAGAGGAATCTTATGATGACTTAATGCCACCTCCACTAACTACTTATGATATTTGTAGTAGATGTGAAAATGGCATTAGTCCAAGTGAATTAATTAAACAAAAAAATATAGTTATATGATAAGTAAAAATGTCTTACAAAGCGTTATATCAAAATATTACCTAAATGGATTAAATAACCAAGTAAAATGGAGAGTTAAAGATAATGCTTTAACAATTTATGCTGGTGAAAAAGGTAGGGTATGTAAAGTTGAACTGAATGATTTTAAATTAGGAGATGGTGAGTTAGGTGTGTTTGATACTAATAAATTAAATAAGTTAGTTAACATTATGAACGGTGATTTGTTAATTAATATAGAAAAAATTAAAGAAATATCTACTAAAATGCACTTAGCAGATTCTAACTTTGATTTAACTTATTCACTAGCTGACCCCTTAATATTACCAAAAACAACATGGTATGAAGACCCAGAACAATACGAAATTAATTTAAATTTAACTCAAGATGATGTTGAGCATCTAATTAAAGCTAAAAGCGCATTAGCTGACGTAGATAACATGCTAATTACCACTAACTCAGATTTTGACGGTAATAATATATGTGAGTTTATATTCGGTGATAATACCGGATTTTCTAATAAAATAACATACCAAGCTCAAGGTGATATCTTACAAAATGATATTAATATACCTTTTAATTCTAATATATTTACTGATGTTTTAAAGGCAAATAAAGATATGGATGGAGCAAATTTACAAGTATCAATAAAAGGAATGATGAAATTAACATTTCAATCAGAAGACATTAATAGTTATTATTATATAGCAAGAAATGAATAAATTATAAAATTATGAAAACACACGATTCAGACCCAAATTCAGAATACGGCCAGATTAACTCTGATCAATTTAAAGTAAGTTCACCTGATAAAAAAATATTTGTTGTCGAAAATTTTTACGATGACCCTCATGCAGTAAGAGATTTTGCATTAGACCAATGGTATCATGATGATGAAGGATATTTAGGATATAGAACAAGAAAACAATATTTCTTTGATAATACTAAAGAAAAATTTGAACAAATCCTAGGAATGGAAATTACTGAATGGGAAGGACATACAATGAATGGGAGATTTCAATCAAATAAAGCAGGTACACCTTTAGTTTATCATTGTGACGAACAAACATGGGCAGCTTGTATTTATATGACTCCTGACGCACCCGTAGCAACTGGAACTTCATTCTTTAAACATAAGGAATCAGGATTAAGAGGTGGTGAAAATAATATTGGACAAGCCTTTAATGGTAAAACATTTGTAGATAGAACACCATATGAAATGGTTGATACTGTAGGAAATGTGTTTAATAGATTAGTTATTTGGGATGCAAAATTAATACATTCAGCCACTGATTATTTTGGTTGGGATATTAACACATCAAGGTTATTTCACATTTTTTTCTTTGATGCAAAATAATGGGTAGATTTAATAAACTAATAGCAGCATTTGGTAATATGCCTTCTATCTTAGAGGGCATAAAAAACAGAGTATTTACTAACGAGGATATAGAAGAAGTTGCAGATATAAGGTGGAGTATTTGTGATTCATGTCAATATGTAGACCATGTTGGTACCCACTGTGTTGTTCCGGGTTCACAACCATGTTGTTCAGATTGTGGTTGTATACTAAGTTTAAAAATAAGATCTATGTCTGCTTCTTGTCCTAAAGGGAAATGGGCAGCATTTATGAGTAAAGAAGATGAAGAAAAATTAAAAAATAATTTGGAATAGCGACTTTCCCTTCGTATATTATATGTATAATAGAACAAAACATTTAGCTAGGGCACTTGTTATGTTTAAATTAAATTAACCGGAAGCTTCGGCTCCATAAAATAAATGATATGAGTACATTACAATTAATAGAGAGGCATTTAAGTCCTTTCGACATCCTATTTAGGAATCACTTTAAGTCTGACAGCGAATTTAATCCTGTCACCAATTCAAAACAACCACACCCACTAAATATTTATTTCGATGATGAAGGACTTCATTTTGAAGTTGCCTGTACAGGGTTAGCTAAAAAAGACGTTATCCTTGATATTGAAGGAGATATTTTAAAAATAAGTTATAAAAAACCAGATGAAGAAACCTTCCATGAAGGGATGATTCATAGTGGTTTATCTAAAAAATCCTTTGATATAAGATACAAAATTGCACCTAAATTTGATTTATCAAAACCAGATGCAACTTTAGAAAATGGATTATTAGAAATTTTTATTCCTTTAGCTGAAGAAGCAAAATCAAAATCAATTAAAATTAAGTAAAAGTAATTGCAAAAAAACGTGTCCTAGCCATGTTTTCTTCGTATATTTACGTCAATAAATAATTACAAACCAAATAAAAGTTATATGGCAAGAAAACCGAAGTCAATTACAATGATTGAGGATCCAAATATGGAACCTTATTTTATTACAAACGATGAGAACTGTTATACAGTTAACGTAAAAATTAAATCTAACGCAAACCATTTTAGATCGACAGGTAAGAGCAAAACTTATACTAAAGCTCTTACGTTTCATTCTGATTTCAAATCAGCATTAGAAAGGGTAACTAGAGATCAGTTACATACCAAAAAGTCATATAAAAATTTAGATGATTTTTTAAATAATTATAAAACAATAGAAACTAATATTAAAAATTACATTGATGAAAAAGCTTGAAGCACTATTTGACGCGGTTATCGTTAAACCCATTGAAAACGAAGAAACCTTATATGGAAATATAATTGTTCCAGATATGGGAAAAGAAAAAAATGAGTTTGGAGAAGTTATTGCTGTTGGAAATGGTAGGTTTACTTTAATGGGTAACCATATACCAATGCAGATTAAAGTTGGAGATCTAGTTGTATTACCAACACAAGGATTTACAAAATTACCATTTGATGGTGAAGAATATTTTGTAGGACCTGAAAATCAAATCCTAGCAAAGGTATACCAATCAGTAGAAGAGGTATTAACCGAAACAGAAGTAACAGAAGAAGATAAAGAAAATTTAACAGACATTTAAAATATGGAAACACAAATTAAATATAGTAAAAATGCAAGGACAGGACTTGTAAATGGAATTAATAAATTAGCTGATGCTGTAGTATCAACATTAGGACCAAATGGTAGGAATGTTGTTATTTTTAGAGGAGTAGGAGCAGCCCCACAATCAACTAAGGATGGTGTTACAGTTGCTAAATCTATTATTTTAAACGACCCTAGTGAAGAATTGGGTGTAATGATGGTTAAACAAGCAGCAGTAAAAACAGCAGACAAAGCAGGTGATGGTACAACAACATCCACTTTATTAGCCCGAGAGATGGTAGTAAGTGGGTTAGATGCATTAGATAAAAATGAAAATGCAGTACAAATTAAAAGAGATATTGATAAAGCAGTTAAGCAAGTAGTTAAAAATCTTAGAAAGAACATATCAGAAGATATATCAGAAGAAGGTCAATTAGAACAAATTGCAACTATTTCATCTAATAATGATGTTGATACTGGAAAACTAATTGCTCAAGCAATTGATAAAGTAGGTTTAGAAGGTGTAGTACATATTGAAGAGTCTAAGACTGGAGATACTTACCTTGAAACTGTTGAGGGAATGCAATTTGATAGAGGTTTTAAATCACCTTATTTTGTAACAGATAATAATACAATGCAGAGTGTTTTAGATAACCCTGCGGTATTAGTTATGGATCATAAGTTAAATTCAGTAAAAGAATTGTTACCAATTTTAGAAGCAGTATCATCTCAAGGTAAATCATTATTAATTATAGCAGAAGATATTGATAATGAAGCACTAGCAACTTTAATTGTAAATAAAATGAGAGGTACAATTAATGTGTGTGCTGTTAAAGCACCTGATTTTGGTGATAGACGTAAATTAGTTTTAGAAGATATTGCAATCACAACAGGTGGTAAAGTATTTGATAAGCAAAAAGGAATGAAGCTAGACAAGTTCAGTTGGGACTGGTTTGGAGAAGCAAGAACAGCAACAGTAACTAAAGAACAAACAACTATTGTAGATGGAAAAGGATCAATTGAATCAATTGAAGCACGTGTTGAAGAATTACAATCGCAAATCGAAAAAGCTCAAACCCCTTACGAAACGGAACAATTACAAAACCGACTCGCAAAATTCGTTGGAGGAGTAGCAATTATTCATGTAGGTGGTAATACTGAAACCGAAATGTTAGAAAAGAAAGATAGAGTTGATGATGCATTACATGCAACTAAAGCTGCTATTGAAGAAGGTATAGTACCAGGAGGTGGAGCAGCACTATTATATGCGTCATCAGGTATAGAAGCTAATACTATAGGAGCAAAAATTGTAAAACAAGCTTGTATTACTCCTTTTATTCAAATTTTAACAAATGCTGGTTATGAGAATGTTGATAGTAGAATTTTAGCAGATAAACTAATTAATTCAGGTAATGATGTATGGGCGGGATATAATATTGAAACTGAAGAAATAGTTGATATGAAAAAATCAGGTATTATCGATCCTACCAAAGTAACTAGGCTAGCACTTGAAAATGCAGCATCAGTTGCAGGAACAGTATTATTAACTGAGTGTACTATTACACAAGACAAAGATAGCCTTGAAGAAAAAATGCGAATTCTTCAAGATGTTCAAACTGGAACTTTAGGTAATAACCAAGGAAATTCGGTTGGAACCTTCTAAAATAGTTCGTATATTATAGATATGAGTAAAATACAAATAAAAGAAGAAAACATTTTAATTGCCAGGCGAGTACCGCCTGGTGATAAATGGAGATTAGTTGCTAATGAACCTGATGGTCAAGTTCATAAAACACTAACAGATACGTTAGAAGCATATATGACAAAAACAGGATTTAGAGGTGAGTATAGACTAGCACCATTAAAAAGTGAATTATATGCTATTTCAACTAAAGAAGAAACTATAGAAGAACCTAAACCACAACGTTATTCAATATATGGAGAATATTAATACACTATTAAACGAAAAGTATAGACCAATAACTCTAGATACGTATGTTGGTAATGAAAGTTTAAAATCTTCCATTGCTAAACAATTAAAACAAAATGATATACAAAATTATTTGTTTTATGGACCAGCGGGTACAGGAAAAACTACATTGGCTAAACTTTGTGTTAAAAATCTTGATTGCGATCATCTTTATATTAATGCCTCAGATGAAAGAGGGATTGAAACTATTAGGGATAAAGTATCAGGTTTTGCAAGTGTAGCTTCATTCAAACCCCTTAAAGTGGTTATTTTAGATGAAGCTGATTTTCTTACTATTCAAGCACAAGCTTCTTTACGTAATATTATTGAAACTTTTTCACGTACAACGCGTTTTATTTTAACGTGTAATTATATTGAACGTGTAATTGACCCCTTACAATCAAGGTGTACAACATTTAAAGTAGTACCTCCTACTAAAAAAGAGGTTGCAGTACATATAGCTAGTATCTGTGACAGTGAAAACATAAGTTATGAACCAACTGCCATTGGTAAAATTGTAAATAAGTTCTATCCGGACTTACGTAAAATGTTAAACACTATACAGGCAAGCAATATTGAGAACAAATTAGTGTTAGATGATTCTCTGCTTGTAAGTACTAGTTATTTGTCTGCAATATTAACTGAGTTAAAAACCAAAAAACCTAAATTTAATACTATTAGACAGATAATTGCTGATTCAAATATCGATGATTTTGAAGAAGTATTTAGGTTTTTATATGAAAAAGCTGACGAATATCTTCCTGGTAAAGCAGGTACAGTAGCAATTTTAATTAATGAGCACCAATATAAAGCTAATTTTAGAATTGATAAAGAGATTAATATAATGAGTTTAATTAATAATTTAATAAATAATAAATAAAATGGAACAACCAAAACAACCAAACATCGATTTAAATTCAACTGAAGGTATTAAAAATTCAGAGGGTGGAAGTATATTCCAATCAGGTGTAATTTTAAGAAAAATTTCAAAATTTGTAGCAGGAACAGATAATGATGCTATTATGCCTATCCCAGTATTTTTTGACCCAACAACTAATAAAATATTAGGTGAAGGAATCCCAGTTGAGTTAAGAGAAGAATTAAAAGATGAATTAGTATAATGAAAAATATTTTTGATTGGCTTAAACAAATTAATTCGATCAAATCTGCACCAGACTCCTTTTCTGATAAAGATTGGGAAGTCTGGAACAGTTATATGATTCATAGATTTATATCAATGAATCCAAACTATTTAGAATTAGTTAACGAGGCACAACAAATAATGCCTCAAAATAAAAAAGAAATATATTCAGTTTATAGAGAATATATTCCTAAAAATAATAAATGGAACAAATACATTAAATCTAAATATAAAAAACTTAATGATGACTTAGTAAACCACCTAAGTAGTTATTGGGAATGTTCAAAAAACGAGGTAAAAGAATACATGGAATTTTTGGGGAACGATGAAATTCTTCGTATATTGACGTCAATTGGATTAGAAAAAAAAGAAATAACTAAAATTTTAAAATGAACAAATTAATAGAAATGTTACGTACGTCTGCACAGGCAGATAAAGCAAAAGCCTTATTATCACTTGAATTATTAGGTGATAGAGCTGTAGGAATCGGAGACCATTCAACAGGAGACTTTTACAAAAATGCTGAAGAAGCACTTGTCATGTTAGTTGATGCTGATGATAGATTAGCAGCAATTGATAAATATTTTTCTCTAGAACAACAAATCAATGGGTGATTCAATGACCAAATATTTAGAAAAATTAAATGAAAAAGTTAATAATGCTGGGCACTTTGGTGCTAATGCAAAAGAATTAGAAAAAGTTATGAGTGATAGAGAAATTATGAATGCTAAAGGGGGTTTAAAACATTCAAAAAAGAAAATAGAAGAATATATTAATGATGAGGTTAATCAAACAATAACTATTTTTGAAGAAGAATACCCAGAATTATCTAAAGAATTCAAAAACATCCAAAAAGAAATGTATGAGATGTTTGCTCGTAAACACATGGATTATGGGTTAAATAATATAGCTTTAGGCGGAGATATCGTTAATAACAGCGATGACAAACAATTCTCACTAACTGGGTTATGTATTAGATTAACTGATAAAATATCACGTTTAAAAAACTTATTAATTAATGGTAAATCCTTTGTTGAAGGTGAAGGAATACAAGATACATTTATTGATATAGCCAATTATGGCATAATCGGTCTTTTAGTAGGTCGCGACAAATGGAAAAAATAGTTTGGCTAAAAAACTTCCAAGTATTGTAAAGGAGATTAGAAATAATCCACCTTCCCCAATAAACTTTGCATTTCAGAAAAATATATCTTATTCTCAAATGTCAATCTTTAGAGGGTGCCCTCATAGGTGGAAGTTACAATATAAAGATAAAATCAAACGATTTACATCTTCTATACATACAGTATTTGGAACTGCGGTACATGAAAGCATGCAACATTATTTAGATGTAGCATATGATAAATCATTTGCAGCTGCTGATAGGGAAATTGATATGAAAGACCATTTCCAAAATACTTACATATCAGAATATCAATCCCAATATAAGAAAAATAATAACGAACATTTTTCAGATGCCCTACAAATGAGAGAATTCTTTGAGGATGGGATGGCTATATTAGAATGGTTTAAGAAAAAACGTAGCAGATATTTTAGTAAAAAAGGTACATATTTAGTAGGCTGTGAAATACCAATAATAATCCCACCAAATAAAATGTATAATAACATATTATACATGGGGTATCTTGATGTTGTCACATACCACGAAGAAACAGAGACATTTAAGATAATCGATATAAAAACCAGTACTAAAGGCTGGAATGATTACGCTAAAAAAGACGAAGATAAACAATACCAACTATTATTATATAAACAATATTTCTCTGAGCAATATGGAATACCATTAGATAAGATTGAAATTGAGTTTATGATATTAAAAAGGAAAGTATTAGATTGGGATGATGATAACATTATGTCACCCCATCAAGCATATAGAGTACAACAATTTACACCTCCAAGTGGTAAAATTAAATTAGGTAGAGCTAAAAAAGCTATCAATGATTTTATTAATGAATGTTTTAATTCCGATGGAGGAATAAAAGAAAAAATTTATCCAAAAACTCCTTCTAAATGGACTTGCAATTTTTGTCCTTATAAAGAAGAAAAAGAATTATGTGGAGCAGGTTTAGACTTTTTGTAGTTTAGAGAATATTCATATATGTATAGACAAATATAATATGTTATTAAAATAAAAATTATGGCAAATCCAAACAAAATGACACTAACGAGTGTTAAAGTTCAAAGTGATTTATTTAACGATTTTAAAGTAGAGTGTGTAAGAAGAAAATTTTCATTCCAAAAGCTTGCTGACCGTAGCTTGTTTTTATATCTTACAAACGAAGATTTTAGAAAACAAATTACTAATCAAACAAATATTGAACTATAAAATTTAATGAATATGAATAAAAGTTTTGAGCATCTTCCTAAAGATAAAAGGAAGAAAATTGTAGTTGTGTGTGATGATATTAGAGTACATTCTGGTATTGCAACAGTAGCCAAGGAAATAGTAATGGAAACGGCTCACCATTTTAACTGGGTTAATATTGGTGGTGCTTTAAAACATCCAGATGCTAACAAAAAGTTTGATGTATCCGCAGAAGTTAATAAAAGAAATGGTATTGATGATGCAAGTACAGTAATTTATTGTGTAGACGGTTATGGTACTGAAGATCAAATATTGCAGATATTAGCTAATGAAAAACCAGATGCTTTATTGTTAATAACAGATCCTAGGTATTTCATGCATATTTTTAATATGGAAGATCATATTCGTAGAATATGTCCTATAGCCTATCTAAATATTTGGGATGACTATCCAGCACCAAGATATAACCAAGCATTTTATGAGTCATGTGACTTATTAATGGGTATATCTAAACAAACTAAAAATATAAATGAATTAGTATTAGCAGATTGTGATAACAGTAAGAGGGTATTTAAATACGTACCTCATGGGTTAAATCACAAAGGTGAAGAATCATACCACCCAATTCCTGATGATGATAAAGAAATGCAAGAATTTAGAAAATCTTTATTTAAAGGTAAAGAAGTTGATTTTTGTTTATTCTTTAATTCAAGAAATATTAGACGTAAGCAGATACCGGATGCAATGTTAGCTTTTAGACATTTCTTAGATGGTTTATCACCTGAAAAAGCAGCAAAATGTAGATTTGTATTACATACAGAGGTATCAACTAATCATGGAACTGATTTATTAAAAATAAACGAATTTTTATTTGGTGAAACATATCCTGAAGCAATTATATTCTCAACTAGTAAATTACCTAGAAAATCATTAAATTTTTTATATAATATAGCTGATGTTCAAATATTACTAACATCTAATGAAGGTTGGGGATTAACAATTACAGAAGCTATGTTAGCAGGAACACCATTTATTGCTAATGTAACAGGTGGAATGCAAGATCAAATGAGATTTGTAGATGAAAATGGTGAATGGTTTACACCAAGCCCAGAAATACCTTCTAATCATAGGGGTACATATAAAGAACATGGTGAATGGGTATTCCCAGTATTTCCAACATCGAGATCAATTCAAGGTTCACCTCCAACACCTTATATCTTTGATGATAGGTGTAGATGGGAAGATGCTACTGTGGCAATTAAAGAAGTGTATGATTTACCTCGTGAGGAAAGAAAACGTAGAGGGTTATCAGGTAGAGAGTGGTGCTTATCAGAAGAAGCAGGATTTACTGCTAAATATCAAGGACAAAGAGTAATGGAAGCATTTACTGATTTGTGGGATGTTTGGGAACCAAGAGAAAAATATGAAATTGTTAACGCAACGGAATATAAAGGCAAATTTTTAAACCATAAAATAATTTATTAATGAATAAACCAAGTTTTATAATAAGTTGCCCATATGATACTTACAGTGGATATGGAGCTAGAGCTAGAGATATTGTTGCAGCAATTATCAAATTAGACAAATATGATGTTAGATTATTATCACAAAAGTGGGGTAACACGCCTTTAGATTTCTGTATGGAAAATAAAGAATGGGCATTTTTAAACAAATTAAGAATCCCAGGTCTTCAAAATGGTCAAAAACCTGATGTATGGATGCAAATTACAATACCATCAGAATTTGCACCAATGGGTAAATTTAATATTGGTTGTACAGCTGGTATTGAAAGTACAGGTTGTGCTGCACCTTGGGTTGAAGGTTTAAATCGAATGGATATTAATTTTGTATCATCTCAACATAGTAAAAAAGTATTTGAAGATATTAAGTTTGAAAAACGTAATAAAGAAACTAATGCTATTGAAGGTGTAGTAAAATTAGAAAAACCTATTGAAGTGGTTTTTGAAGGGTATAATGAAGATGTTTATAAACACTTAAAACCAAATGAAGTTTCATTTAATTTAGATAGTGTAAAAGAAACATTTAATTATTTATTTGTAGGACATTGGATGCAAGGAGCAATGGGACATGATAGAAAAAATGTTGGAGCTATGATTAAATACTTCTTTGATACTTTTAAAAACAAAAAGCAAAGACCAGGTTTTATATTAAAAACATCAACAGGTAGAAACAGTTATTTAAGTAGGGAACAAATAATAGATAAAATACTTCAAATTAAAAAAACTTACCCTGCAGGAACTGATTTCCCTAATGTTTATATTTTAAATGGTTCTCTAAGTGACCAAGAAATGAATGAATTATATAACCATCCTAAAGTAAAGGCGATGGTTAGTATAACTAAAGGTGAAGGGTTTGGTAGACCTTTATTAGAGTTTTGTTTATCTAAAAAACCATTAATAGTATCAGGATGGTCAGGACATATGGATTTTATGAGCCCTGGAAATGTAGTTATATTAGGTGGTGGTTTAGAACACGTACACGAATCAGCTGCTAATCAATGGTTATTAAAAGAAACTAAATGGTTTCAAGTAGATGCGTCTCAAATTAAAAAGGCATATAAAGATGTATTTACTAGGTATAAACCCTATGCTGTAAATGGTAAAAAACAAGGTCATTTTATTAAAGAAAATTTTACTTGGACTAAAATGAAAGAATTAGTAGGTGAAATTTTAGATAAAAATATACCAGAATTTCCAAAACAAGTTGAATTAAAAATGCCATTAGGCAATTTACCTAAATTACAATAATATGCAATACGATGAAATTATAAACTGCCCTAAATCAGGAGGTGATTTATGTTATAAAATAGAAGTCACCCCAGAAGTTACTAATTATTTTAGTATGTCATGTGGTTTTTGGACTAACTCTTTAATGAAAGCAGATGGTGACTTTTATAAAGAACAATTAATCACATTACCAGAATTATATAAAGATTTAGCTTGGATTGATTTAGAAACAGAATTAATATGGCTTCCAAACCACATTAACATAGCAGAAAATGGAATGGTATTTGCTTATGGGACAAATACAGAAGATTGGAAATGGGCTGCTGTTAAAGCTAAAAAATTAGA